CTTCATCAATTATCACTCTGAAAGATGCTCGCTCGTCATATGCCTTCAGACATGGATAGTCAAGAAGAGCCGACCTAAGAACAGTCGTAAGCCTGTCTCTCATGATTGTGCACTCTTCGGAACCTTCTGTCTTGACCCAAACATAGGTGCGCATGGAGTAAGAAACCCTGTAAAGAGGGTCAGGACCATCAAAACCAATGCGGTTAAAAGCAGTAGAGGCAATAACTACTGTAATAACAAGAGGCCATGTATCGATAGCAAATGGCTCGTATGTTGTAAAGCCTTCAGGTGTGGGAAGTGTTATGTCGTCCACATTCCATCCGTTGCGATAATCAATAATCCTTACTGGGATGTCTTCTAAAAGATAATTATTTACATACTGCTTAGCAAACTGAGCGCCATGCATCAGCGGGTATCCAGGAACTGTAGCCATTATGCCGTCAACCCTTCATTGCCTTCGACAATGTAATTTGCCAGTTTTTCCGCAAATTCATTGACAAAAGATTGTGGTATAAAAAGAATTTGTCGCTTTGGCATATTTATGGTTCCGTTTTGGTGGAACGGTGCATAGTTTAACCCAGTCCCAAATGTTGCACTTAGCTTGTTTATCTCGTTCACAGAGGGGTCAGAAAGCTCTGAGAGGCTCCTAAACAATTCCCCGCTACGAATGAGCGTTGGTCTTCCTGGAAGCTCCCTGGCCTTCCATGCGGCATATTCGGCATCCAATGGCGACCAGCCACCAACAGGCAGTCCATTGCTGGCAAAGTTCTCCGCAAAGGTTTTCTTTAATACTTGATGCGCCCATCTAAATACTGGTCTTGCATCAGTGCATCTGTCTTGTATGTCGCCAACAAGATTTTGGACTTTTTCAATCCTGACTTCAACATCTACTCTTACGCCTGACATTTATTATGCCACTCTGCTTCGTCTGTACTTCCTGAGAGACATAAGTTCGGTGTCAAGGAATCCAGTAACAAGAGGGCCCACGTTTCTGGTTGTTATGTCTTTTATGCCAACAACATCGTCGTGCATGTTTTGCATTTCCCTAGAGGCGGCTCTAAGAATGAGCAGCTTAAACATTGGGATAGCGGAGCCGTCCAAGCCTGCCGTATAATTCACGGTGATGACGTCGCCATCAAGGGCATAAAAGTAATCAATGCCAAACCTGCGAACAACATAATCATCTTCAACAACAAGAGTTCTGAGTTGACCATTGACAGATTTAACAGTCACTGAATCAACTTCAACCACTGGAGAGTTGCGCAAGTAGATAGTGCTTGGAGGGGTGGCCCACGTTGTGTTGTTGACCATGTTTGATTGAACAAATGAGTCTGTGTAGCTATGAGGAGGGGCGCTTAAAAAAGTACCCATTGGTACTCCATGGAACATTGACTCAACAACGTGTTTTTCTTCAAATTCTTCAACCTCAACCGGACGACGAAGGTATGCCTCCATCTCTGATTGAAGTCCTGCAAGAACCATTTCGGCTGCATCCTGCTGACGCAGGGACAGCTTGATGTCCATGTAGTTAATAAGGTCTGCTTGAGTTACTAGCACTTGATACCTCCATTGGGCGTTAATCGGTCACAACGGCCGACTTAACGCTTTTTTCTTGGGACGGCTTTCTTTGCTGGTGTAGCCACCTTTTTGACTGCTGCCTTTTTGGCTGGAGCCTTTTTGACTGCTGCCTTCTTGACTGCTGTTGCCTTTTTGGCTGGTGCAGCTTTCTTAGCCCCACTAATTTTCTTAGCAGCTTTTTTGGCTTTGCTCTTTGAAGACTGAGCAGCAGTTTTCTGAGCCCTTACGCGACGCATAACGTCAGAAGACTTTGCCTTTGCCGTTGCCGACCTAAACAGGTCCTCGTTGTTTGTACCCTGACGAACCTTGTAGCCCTTTTTACGGCCAATCTGCTGACTGCCACGACCAGGGGTAGCGGCAAGACCAAGTGGTCCTTTGCCCTTGAGCTTCTGGTTTCTTTTTGCTCCAATAGCTCTGGCATCTGCAGAGGACATATAGCCCTGTCTCCTAACGGACTCTGCAGCTAATTTTCTAGCATTGGCTCTAGAACCAAAAACATCCTTGATTGCCTTGTTTATGGCGTCTTTTTCTTTAAGCAGTTTTACTCTTTTTGCACCAGTTGCGCCTTTGAGCTGATTTTTGATTCGACTATCGTCAAGCAGGATGGAGTCTGCGTCGTCTGTAATGTCTGGGCCGTATCTTACTCTAGGCATAATAAGCCAACTCCTTTGAGAAACATTTTAAAGAAGTTTACCATACGGCGCCTATCTATTAATAAATAGCCGCGCCAAGAAGGCTTATCTATCGCTATTTGGCGGAGACTCTATTGCTGGTCCCCTGTCAAGTGTTCCTGGGGGTGCTTCAACTGGGACCCACGCTCTTGAGTAAGTATATTCTTTAATATTCCTTGACTTTAATATTGTTCCGTCAATCATTAAAGAATATTCATTACCCTTCATGCACAATGTTCTTTCTAGGCTTTTTTCGGTAGCTGCTCTACTGCGAACAAGTTTTTTAATTATTGAAGACATGGGCTTAGCAACAACCGAGCCTCTTCCTCTATTGAGACGGAGGTGCATTTCCATTGCTTCCATTGTCCCCACATCGTGCTTGATGACAGGAATCGTTGCTCCCACTACTTCCATTATCTGCTTTACGTTGGTAGCCAACAAATAGCGCTCAGAACCGTCAATAATTTCTCCAGTTCTTGACGAAACATGGATTGGCTGAATAAAACCAAAATCAATCAGCGACGCAGAAAGGACCAAAAGGTCTGGCCTCAGTATGTATGTTGCTCTCCATGAGGGAACAACAAGAGTTGATGGGTCAACTTCCTCAATTTCATACTTCATAAGTTGTGTCCATTTCTTCGTCATTGTTTCTTACTGTGTAGGCCCTGGTTCTTGGCCCAACAGGTGAAGGCGAACCGCCATCTATTTCGTTGAGAACAAGAGTTCTAATTAAAAGACTAATTGGGTATCCTCGCTCGTCCTCTAGGTGTTTTTTGCGGAACTTGGAAACATAGGCTTTTGCTTCCATTTGCCTGCGTTCTCCAACGAGATAGTTCTCGATAAACATCGAAGCACCGTCTAGGCCAAGTCCTGAATATTCATTAATGAGTTTTTCAATATCAAATTCAGGCCACCATCTACGCTGAGCGTCTATGTGGGGGAAGCACTCCACAAGCCTGTCGTAGAACTCTGGCTCCGTTGCAACTACGTCCCCAATCCTGCGAATAGCAATGCTGTGAAGAGGGATTCCAATTCTAGTATTGCTTTGCGTTTGTGCGGCAAGGTCGTAGTACTCGCAGTACTCAGAACCATGCTCCTCAATCAGAAACTTAAATACGTCGTTTGTATTCCAGTCGTAAATGACCTTGGCAAACTTCATTGGGATTCCGGTCTTGAGCTTGTACGGAGTGACGATGTAATTCTCATGAAGCTTCTGAACACACGACCTATAGCGAACCATGGACTCGCTTGCTCTAACACCGGTGATGAAGGCAACATTTCCTTTCTTGCCCTGCATGGTGTAATAGTCGGTCTGTTCAGGAAGGGAAACATCGTGGGTCAGTCCAAAGTCTTCTCCAGTGATAGCCCAAGGAGGTATGTCTCTTACGAGTCGCCCCTGATTCTTTCGCATATTGCTCCACAGAACTGTTGTGACTCTTTGTCCGAGAACCCATATCTCTGCTGGGTAGGGAAGGCAGTACCACTCCATGTCAACCCAGTCATAGTTGCGAACCTTCTCAACATACTCAATAGTCTTAGGGCTCACCATTTCTTCGTCTCTGAAGATGACCTTTACAGGGCCGAGACCGCGCTCTTCATGAACTTCTTTGGCGAGGTACATAACTGCAGACGAATCTTTACCACCAGAGAATTGAACACATACTGTGTCAAAAGTGTCGTATACGTGCCTAATTCTTTGGCGAGCTGCATCGATGCAACTCATGTCAAGGAACATTCTTTGTCTAGTCATTAGTATCTTGCAATCTGGGAAAGCCGACTTACCTCGGCGCGAAGTTCATCAACAATGCGCAATAGTTCATCACGCTCTGCTGTTATTTTTTCAAGTTCGATTACTTCTTCAGGACTCATTATATTTCCAACTATTTCTAGCATTTCTTGCGTAAACCAAAGCGTATGCGGCGGCCATTAAGATAAATCCGTACTGCTTGGTTTTGACCGCATAGACAACCCAAAGAATCTCATTGGCAAAGTTTATTAACCAACCCCACCAAACTCTATTGCCGGCAATCAAAAGACCAGTAACACCAAGAGTTCCTAAAACCCACGACCATAGGCTCATCAAATCTCCGAATGCTGACCGATGAAGTCCATTAACCGTTCTGCAGTCGTGTTGCCAACAATCGCAGCATCGCTTCTTAGCCAGCGAATAAAGTCATACCAGCGAGACTGCTGGGCAGGGTTATCGAACACAAGTGTGAACTGGACTACTGCCTGTTGAGCAGCACCAGTAGCCATTGTTGAGCCGCGAATGGCTATGTCGTTTTGGTCAGAAGAAGCAGGGGCAACAATTCTTTTCTCACCTTCGCTATCCCTGGTGACGGTGAACTCTTGTGGACGCAATTCAGGGACATCGTTAAATCCCTGAATCTCCGTGTT